AACATTCTTTTTTTAGTGTTTCTTCAGATTCCCACCGTAGAACTTCCGTTAAAGGTTTCTGGTCAACCAGGGGCATTTATAAAGGTTCCAGCAAAAACTGAATCCAAGTTTGTAAAGTGGGTTTCAATCGATAAAGGTTTGAATATATTCCCTGTGGATCTGCTGAAGGACTCCAAGACTCTGGTAGTCACCTCGCAGATCACAGGTGTATATCGATTATTCGCTTATGTTGGTAATGAATTTGGCCCTTCTGATCCAGCGTTTACTTCGGTTGTAATTGGTGATGAACCCGCACCCATTCCACCCGCTCCACCAGTAAATCCAGATAGCGACATCAAGGCAGCAGCAGCAAAAGAAGATAAGGATCAAGTGAAGTGGTTGTCTATGTTTTACGAAGAGTTAGCAAAAGAGTGTCAGAAAAACGACTACGAATTTCTTACAGATATTTTCAAGGCAGCAAAGGCAACTATCAATAAACAATTCATGGAAAACGAACTTGCCAAGCTTAGAGATGTGATTGGCAAAAGGCTTAACGAAAGACTTCCCAAGGATAGTTCGTTAAAGCTTGATCAAAAACTCAGGGATCTTCTTACTAACGAATTTAACCAAATTGCAAAGGAATTAAAGCAATGACTATGGAAAACCAACCTAAGTTTGGCGAAAGAAAAAATAACCCAATAGTGCCACCAGTAGTGCCACCCGCACCACCAGTAGAACCACCAGTAGTAGAACCCGAAATGCCATCTAGCAAATTTGGGTGGCTACCAATTGAATCGCAACCGCAAGAACTCCAAGATAAGTTCAACGCAAAGTTAGTTCCTTTTCAAATCGCTGGGCCTCCATTGGATTTGAATGAATCCCTTCTGTACAAGGTGGTTAACAAAGCTGCGGGTTATGAATTCTTTCCCTGGGATCAAAAAACTGGTTCTTGCGTAGGTCAAGGTGCATTGGCTGTTATGGCAACCCTACAAGCGGTTGAAATCATTACTCAAAGGCAAGCCTTTGAAGAGTGGAGACTTCCATTCATTCTGTATAATTATGGTCAATCTCGTAAGCGTGGGGGGCTTAATGGCGAAGGTGAGGGTTCCTTTGGGTCTTCTATGGCAGAATCTTTAAACGAAGATGGATGCCCGCCTTTAGATCCTAGCCACCCCCAACCGATTCATCAGCAAGACGGATCTTGGACTTTTGGGGCAAAGGCCGAAATGGAATGGTCAAATGGTAATAAACCACCAGTCGATTTACATGAATCCGCTAGTAAATTCAAAGTTAAAAGCACATCAAAGCTTAAAAATAGCGAAGAAGTTAAACAGGCTCTATCGAATGGATACCCTGTCACTATAGCCTCATCTTGGTTCGGATTTAGCGATTTAAAGGTTAAGCCATCAGGAACCCCTGCTGTTCAATTAGCCTCAAGGAATCAAAGCTGGGGCCACCAACAGTCATGTTTGGGGTTTACCACCCATCCAGATTTCGGATTGATCTTTTTGATTCAGAATTCATGGGGTAATGCTCATGGAACCCCGCCAGGCAATTTTGGCGAGCCTAAAGGTTCCTACTGGATTAAAGCCAAGGACATGGATAGAATCTGTCTTGAGGAAGTGTTTTCTTTCTCAAATTTTGATGGATACCCTGCACGAACTGTTGATTGGTCAATATAATGTGCTTGGGTACTTTTTTCTTTAAGGAGGAAGCGTTATGTTTAGTCTAGTGTTGACGGTGGCTATGGTGATCGATCTCCCTGTTCGCAGGGGTTGTGCTAATGGGCAATGTTCTGCTCCAGTAGCAGTAAAGGTCGATAAGAAGGTTGAAAAAACAATCAAGATTGAATCCGTAAAAACGGATACGAGAGTTTTCCGTAACGGAAAGCTTCGATTCAGTCTTCGTGGTTCTAGCTGCTGTGGTCGATAGAAAGGAAGTTTTATGAATCCGCAAATGTCTATGCCTCCCAATATGATGGGTGGTCAACCTGGGATGCCTCCAACGCATCCCTCACTTGATATTTTCGCAAGATTTATCAAGGGAGAAGCTACTAGGGATGAAGCGGTAAATGCTTTTGCAGATTATGTGATGACTGGTATTAGGGGAATCCCTGTTCCAGCACTTGATCTAGCTAAATCGGTGTTATCCGCTGAATCTAGTAACTTCATGCAGTATCCTCAAGTGATCCAATGCATGGCTTTATTGATCAAAAACCCTTGATTAAAAAGCAAATGTGTATGATAATTGCAGGACACAATTAAAACTGTGTCCTGTTTTTTTTTAAGGGAAGCAAAATGAGAATACAACCAGTTCAAGGTAGCGGGATGAACGCTGGATATGATGCATCCACAGGTTCAATCACGATTTCTAACGAAGGCAATAGCCCATTTCTTTATGTTCGGGTAAACAATAAGATTCCCTTTGGTGACGAGGTTGAGGTCACAGGGTATTATCGGTTCTATGATTTCTATGAAGTTATTTGGGATGGAGTTGATTTTGTTGAAGATATTGGTGGTTTAAAAGCGAATTTTGAGTCCAGAGAACATTGTCCTAAAATGTATGCCATGCCATACGATATTGATGAGCCAACAAATCAAGGAAACTTTGCTGGCAATATTGGTGTATCAGGCCAAGGTTTAGTTTACATGGCTAGACTTCGTGGAGTGGATTCAACTGATGGAAGAGATGTGTACGAATTCCTGAGAAGCCTTGATCCATCTTCAAAATGCTTTGTTGAAATTGATGAAACAGGTGCTGTTAACGGATATTACCCCGCATTAGGTTTTGATACACTTTCACAATCTTCTGCAAATATGGGTACATTTTGGGCCAAGGATATCAATGGTGGGGAATTAATTGCTGGAAGAAAATATGTAGGATATTATGCTGGAACATCATACAACCCATTTCCTAATGACCCAGTCAATACAGACCCAAGGCCAAGGGTAACTCTGTTAAATTCTTTAGTTTCTGGCCCAACAGGTATTACAGTTGTTACGGATACAACTTGCGTGAATGGTGTTTTGTCAAATACCTATGCAACTTTTTACCCTTCTGAAACAGTTCAAATTGCAGAAGATACACGGAAAAGTTTTTTAAGCTTAAATGATACTCCTGATTCATATTCTGGTGTTGCAAATTACTTTGTTGCTGTAAATTCTGGTGCAACAGCTTTAACATTTACTTCGACAAATCCCGCTTCGGTTATTGTTCCATCATTATCATTCATCAATCTTAAAGATTGCCCTCAATCTTATTCTGGTTCTACTGGTAAAATAGTTACATCAACAGGAAGTGGTTTAACTTTTACAACTGTTGCATTTACTACACCGAATGATTCTTCTGTTATTCCAAAACAGAACGCATTAAATTCAACAATACAATTCAAACTTGTTAATGATGCTTTGACTCCAGGTGCAAATAAATATTACGGAACTAATGGATCAGGTGTTAAAGGTTGGTATGATTTACCAGGAGCATAGAAATGGCATATAGACCAACCAACAATATTCAAGAAAACATAATTCATAGAAACACAGTATTCGATTCTCAAGGAATGGTTGCTTGTTGTACTTGCGGATATTGCATTGAAAAAAACGAGGATGCAACTCTAACATTAACTAATTTTAAAGCAGCAGATCCTTTAGTGAACGAGAATTCTATTGGGTCAACAATAATAGAATTTTCTGACTATATGATACCTGTTGGTTCTTTTGAGTATTTTTTAACACCTTATAAATACCCTGTTTATGTTTCTTCTTTACAAGATGCATCTCTAGTCAGCGACAACAAGTTTGCAACAGGTCTGGCTTATTATCCTTTTCTTAGATGCGATGGAGTTCAAACTACAGCATTATCAGAATCACCTTATAATTTTGAAGACCCTTTAAGTCCTATACAAACAAATAAACAGTATGGTTCATCATTTGCATATAATCAAAACCAGTATGGATATTATTACAACAATTTAACTGCGTTTAATCCAGAGTTGTTAGACAACGGATCTTCAATGTCATTTACAAACACTTCTATTTATACTGGAAGCGTTGCTTACGATCCAATTGAATTTGGAAGTTATGCTTATTCAACAACATTTGCAGGAGGTTATAGCAATACAGATATAACCTTGACACACTACTGGCCTAGTATATGTATTGGCACTTATCCTGACCAAGGTGGAACTGCGTTAACTGCTTTATCTTGTGGTGATTCAAGCGAGTATTATAAGTGGGGCAGAATTCCATATTATCTGGCTTATGGATATCCACAAGGGTATCAATCTTATTTAAGAAAAGAACTACTTACAAATATTCTTGATAATGGTGTTGGATACCATTACGGATATTTTTATAATTATAATGCTCGACCTAAAAGGGCAAATTTAGAATTTTCTGACGAGTTAAGTTACAATTTAGAATCAGTTGTAGGACTTGGGCCTACTCCAAATTTTGTGGCACAAAGTCATGTTTTTGGAATGTATTTTGGAAATGGTTATTATTGGGGGTGGTATTATTATGACCCTTCACTTTTTCTTGCGTTAAGCGAATTCACTTCGGGTGCAAATGGTGGTTATGTTTCTATAATGGAAAACGGTTTATATACCGCTAGGTCTGTTTGGTATGAACCAGGTGAAAGTGGAGGTGGTTTAACCCCATGCACACAAGAACAAATGATTTTGCGTTTTAATCTTGATCCAGCAACACACAATGTACAAAGTTATTTTGATCCAATATCTATACCTCTGCCTCCAGCAGATATAGGTTCAGCCCAAGCATATTTTGGTTATATTGACACACATGATTACAGTCAAAAAGGATTTAGAGTTGATGCCGAATGTGCTAATGGAATTGCAAAGGTTATGGAACCAGTTTTTTTTGCAGATTTTGATGATTACGAATTTTCTTTTCAATATGAAGGTTTTTCATTGTTATCTAAAACTTTCTACATGACCGATAAGTTTATAGTTCCTGATCGAAATTCATGGTCTGATTGCCTTGGAACCTATACAAGACCAAATATAAACTCTCCTTGGGAAGGCCAAAGCCCGCCAACCCCAGCAGCAAAAACAGTAAAATTTGAAACAATGAACCCGCTTTACAATGTTTATAAAGAAGGATATGTTTTAGACAGATTTCAGTTGGGAAGTGATGGATCGTTTTTAGCAACTTTATCTATTATAAATGAATCGCCATTTTATTCTGTTGGACTTGAATCTGAGTATTTTTTTTCTAAACAACAAGGTTATTTTTATACAAATAATGGTGGCTATTGTAGTTATTTTGAAAATCTTGTTTTAGATCATGTATCCAGATTTTACCAAAACTACTGGTGGGGTTATAATAACAATTTTTCTTCTGACAATTATTCCTCCCCATTACTTTATGAAGGAAAATTTATATCTAATGCAACTCCACTTCAGTTTTCTGAGTACATAGACCAAGAGACAATCGGTATCTATACCAATGGATACTTTACATATCATTCCCCAATTCGACCATTTATATATTATGAAGATGCTTGCGAAGGTTTTATGTCTACAAGCGTTGTTGGTGAGCTTTTGCAATATGTAGCACAAAAAACAGAAAGAACAAGAACAACTTCAAGAACTGATTCCAGCGGTTGGACAACTATGATTATTGAAAATGTTCTTTGGGCTGGAAAAACATTATTAACGGAAACATATTTTAACGAGAGTTCTCCGCTAGGTATAGCTGGTGGTGTTACAAAGGTGATTTTGACAAATCAAAGTTTTTCTCCACTTGTGACTGCACCAATAGTCACAATATCTGCTCCTAATGGCCCTAATCCTGTGCAAGCTACTGCGATTGCAATACTCAATGGCAATGGATTTATATCTGAATTTGTTGTTACTAATGCTGGAAATGGTTACAAATCTATTCCTTCCGTTACAATAAATTCTGGTGGATATAATACGATATCTGCTAGAGCAGAAATTGAAGATGAAAGACAGGTTTTAGGTCAAGGCAATAGGGTTCCATCTAGTTATACTGCTACATTAAAAGGAGGTTTTGAATCTGACATAGAAGTAGGTTTTCAAAGTGTAGCAATATGCAAGAATGAAAACATTGCGGATCGAATGAAAAGGGTTTCTCAGGTGAAAGTTACCTTTGAAAACTATGAAAAGATTCCTCAAGTAAACACTTTGCTGTATGATTATCAACAGTCATTTATTGATGCAACACCCGAAACACCTGACGGATATTTTAATTCACCTGTTGGTTCGTATATGCCAGAAGCATTAGCAAACATTGCTTTTGCCCCACCAAGTATTAATGAAGATGAGCCAATATTTTTAAGAGTTAAAAATGGATCTTACCAAATACTTAAGCAGTTTGATGAAATAGACCCCCCTGTTTCAAAAAGTTTAACCTTTTTTCCTGGAAGGGTTTATCCTGATTTTGGTGTACCAGATAGATTTAAAAGTTGTTTACTAATTAATGGTGATGCTGATGTTTGGGCAACAGGAAATCAAGTTAAATTTACTGGAGTTGATTATATAGTTACTAATGGTGGTTCTGGATACACTACTACACCTACCGTTGTGATTTCGGGTGGTGGTGGAAATGGTGCAACCGCATACGCATCTATTAGTAATGGACAGGTTGTAGCTGTAACCAGATATTATCCAGGTTCTGGATACACTACAGAACCTACAGTTACAATTTCTGGCGGTGGTGGTACTGGTGCTACTGCCGTGTACGCTGCATTCAACCCATTCTATTCGATCTACATGGAAGAAATTAAAGATGAAAAGCAGACTGCTGGGCAATCATTAATCAGGATTGCAACAACTTTGCAAGATGCAAATGATGGAGTTTACATACCTAATGTTGGTATTGCGTACCCTTATAGTGGAAAATCACTTACTGTCACTTTTCTTTATGGATGGGAAGATTCAGCAATAACAAATGCACCTCAGTATGAAGAAGAATTTGATCCAAATGGATTAGATTTCTCCAACTTTAATGCAGACAAGATTGGTGCTTCTGCTAGTGAAATTGGGGAATTCACCGTAAACACCAGCGGGTTAATAGATATATATGGAAGCAGCAACTTTCCTGTGCCATCTTTTTATTGGCAGGGAATTTATTATTCTAGTTATGATCGACTTGAAGTTATTTCATTATCACCTCTAATAATAAAATATGTTGGAACAAGGTTTTTATCTCAAAGTTCTAAAACTTATACGATATCTGATTTGATTACACCGGATAATATTACTGTTCCAGATTTTTCTGCTTCAAGAAAATATGGTTTTATGTGCGACATGATTGTAGAAGAAGTGGTTGATGAATTTATTGAAGAAGCACTACCAGTAGAGTTCAACCAGATCCTTGAAAATGTTGAATATATTCAAACATCAAATTTGATAAATTCAAGAACACCAATGCAAATGATTAACCCCGAACAATGCGAACACATTGGAAAAGTAATTGACAGAAAAAATTGCAACTGTCCTAAAAAATGGATTCGATTATGTGATGTTCATGGAAAAACGGACTGGAAGAAATGTATGCAATGCAAAGATTTTAAAGTGTCCGAATGAAACTTCCCGCCCTGTCGCAATTCTACTTCGGGCGGGATTAGTCTCAGGAAATTGCTAAAACAAGCCCTAGAATCATTCGGACTATGTCAATATATCAAGCTTGTTTCTTATCTTCAAGCTGTCCAGTAGAAATATTCATTGAACCTGGGCGAAGCGATTTCATCAGCCCATCCGTAGGTGAACCCATGATGGTTTGAATTTCATGTCTAGCATCCGAAGCAACATCAAGGTCTTTTTGCCATTCGGTAAACTTAACAAATAGTTCTACAGCTTTCATGTTGCCACCCCTGATTTTTCTAATCAGGCAGTTCTTTACAACGGCCATGTCTTCTTCCGTAATGGATTTGACATAGAATCGTTTCATTTCTTGAATATGGCGATAGTATGGATTAAGGTACATTGCTTCTCCTATGGAGTGTGATGAATTACTCTTGCTCTTGATAGAACATGACTTGGTAAATTTTTAGCTTGTGGGCCTCTCATAACCCTTGCCTTAAGATTCTTTCTCTTTCTATTTGTGTGAAATGCCCACGCAGATAACCTTCCTGTCATTTTTCTAGCTTTTGATCCTCTTGTTCTTCCTATTATTGAGTAATCTTTTAGTGATGGAGATGCATACCAATAAATTTTTCCACCCCTCCAGTTGTTAGCTACCCATTTGTTAAAAGTAACTTTCCCAATCCTTGGATATATATAATCTATGTTTGGCCCTCTAGCTCGCATTATAACTGATCCAGATGGTGATTTTGCCATTGGAAAATACTCAAGTGACTTCATCCATGTAGATGGAGGTGTGTAAAGAACAGATTGACTTGTAGTGGAGATACTTGGACTTGGATTAGTATTCGTAGCCCTGCCAACCCGCTTTGCTCGGTCTTCTAATAGTCTTTTAAGTTTTTCTATAGCACCTACTAAATCTGCCATCGAAATTCCTCTTGCTTTTTGCTATAATACTGTTACCTATTTTACCTTGTTTTTGAAAGGATGCAATATGTTAAACAAAGCTGGGGCAGATTGGATGGTGGAAGCAATCGCTGCCTACGAACAAAATAAGCCTTCTCAGTCAATAGCAGCAAGTTTGATTTATATCTCTGAGACACTTGAACTTATGAGAATGCTGCTAGATCCAGAAACACCAGAAAATGTTGAGTTTCCAGGGGGAAAGGAGTTTCCTAAATCGTGATAGATTCCGATAGTTTCTACGAAATGCTGGAAAATATTCAGCGTGGAATTGACTTTAAATTAGCCATGAAAGCCTTTGGCATTTCCAAAAGGGATCTTGAGCCTTGGCACAAGAAGGAAATGATTAAGGCTAAAGCACAGGCAACCATTGCCATGCAACAGGTTATCCATGAACATGGATCTGAGGATTGGCGAGCCATGCAATGGATAATCGAGCGTAATAATAAGGAGCGAGATGATGAACAAGAACTCCAAAAACTTCTCAACAAACAACTTGCAAAAGAAATGGCAAAAGGTCTTATCGAGTCCAGCATTGCAGGGGAAATTGTCAGAAATACAGGAAGTGAAGAGGGTCAATCTGGAGAATCAGAAGACTATAGTGATTCCGAAAAACCCAGGGGAGTATTGCGAATACCTCAACATAACCCTGACTCCACAGCAGATGGAAATATTTGATTCGGTTGCCAATGGTGCTAGAAAAATTCTGGTTCGATCTGCCCATAACCAAGGGAAAACATTTCTGTGTGCTGTTATTGCATCTTGGTTTCACGATCACTTTACACCATCAGAAGTATTAATTTCAGCACCTGTTGCCCAACAAATTAAAGATGGTGTGTTTAAGGAACTACGCAGGGTTAGACCAAGAGATCCAAACTGGATGCCGAAGGCTAATAGGCTAGAGAAATCGCCTAGTCACTATATCCAAGGTTTGACCGCTCAGAAGGCTGATGCATTCCAAGGTAGACATTCTTCGGGTGGTTTGTGCATCCTGTTTGACGAAGCATCAGGCATTGAACCAACCTTTTGGGAGCGAGCAGAATCAATGCTTTCTGCAAACAAAGAGAATTGCTTATGGTTCTGTATTTTCAATCCATACGATGCCTCATCTCCCGCTTATTTTGCTGAGAATTCGCCTGACTGGAAAGTGTTCCACCTGTCTGCTTTAGATCATCCTAATGTTGCTTTTAAGGCCGATCTTGTGCCAGGTGCAATCAACTATGAATATGTGGAGAACCGCATTAAAAACGAATGTAGATCCGCTAGAGAGGGTGAGGAATCTGAGCCAGGGTTTTTTACATTCAATGACAAAAACTACATGGTTGAAGATCCGCTTTTTGATATTCAAGTTCTTGGTAGATACCCTAGTAAGGCGATCAACTCAGTATGGGGTGCTTTGGCCCTCAAGCAGATTCTTGATCCGATCCAGCTTAATAAAGATTGGGTGGTTCAGATTGGTGCTGACCCTGCAAGGTTCGGTGACGATAGATCCTGTTTAGTGGTCAGGCATGGATGCTGCATCATAGACGCAAAAGAGTACCGTGGATTGTCCACCAAAGAGTTCTCGGACAAGATTAAAGAGTATTGCCAAAAGTATGAAAACCCAAGGCAATCGCAATACAAGATCCCTGTGCTTATTGATGAGGGTGGTGTTGGTGGTGGTGTGGTTGATAACAAGGGTGACTATATGTTTTACGGTATTAATTCGTCTGGCGAAGCTCCAAGGTGGCGGGAGTTCCCAAACATGAGATCCGCACT